GCAACTACCCCACGCGTGCCAGTTGTAGGTAATTCCATTCTGCCCATCAACAAATACCCCATCACCAATAAACCAATATATTTTAAGCCCATTATATTTAGTATAATGATTGGCAGGTAATATATCAGTCGTTGGTTTATTACTCATAAATCAAAGTTCCTTGCTTTTCGTTCCAGATAGATTGCCTTATCTGCATTATACGTATCGTTGCGCCAGTATAGCTCATCTTTTTTGGCCTTCGCATTGTTGGTGTAATGAAGGTGTTCGATCCTCACCTCCCGGCAAATGATATAACAACCCCTTCCCTTTGCCACATCTGTCGCTTCGTTATCACTCCACATGGAAAAGTATCCAGGCCAGTAGATGAACATATCCCGTTGGTAATATCGGTAACCGAGAATACTCACTGTACATACCCGGTCCTTGGCATAATCGTCAGGGCAATGAATAAAGCCATCCAAGTTTTCAGGCATTGCCTTACGTATAATATCATCAAAACCGTACGTCCTGAAACGCATATCATCGCTCATGCAGATGAGAATATCGAACTTCGGTAGGTCGATCAGGTCGCGGTTGATAGCGTGAATCTTGCTTGTGCTCGTTCCCCACTTAACAATGACCCTTGGGTAATTGGTAGCAATTTTGTGGCGCACTGGATCTGTGTTCATAACGGTATCATCCGTGTCCAGCTTTACAACAATGAAATAATCCAAGCTGGCAGACATGCTCACGATGTTATCCAGTCCCTCAAAAAATCGATCCGGACGGGAGCGAGAGGCGTATGAGTAGCAGATGGTCATGGATGATCATTGTATTCGCTACCAGGCTTGTCTGTCTGAACACTTGCTGGCTCGATGCCGTCGCCTATAATTTCACATCTTCCTTCATCAAACCATTCAACAGGTGGCCTTTTACCTTCTTTATCCATGGGAGGAGCGATCCCAATTTGATTGCAGCCAAAGAGATAATTTATTACTCCGATTGCAATGCCCTCGAACCCGGTTATTTTATCTTTTACTTGTTTGCCTAACATACTTTTGGTTTGCCCGTCCGGGCCGGTTTATTTATTTTTAATCCCGTTCAACAACCCAGCGAAGAATCCAAGTATCATACCGCCACACATCACCTGCCAAACGCCCACAACAAACGGTAATACCAGCAAAGAGAAGATGATGCTATATACAAGCCACCTAATTATGCTCATAGGTACCTTCAGCGGTAGCGAAGGTTCTTTTGGCTCGGTCTCCGGTGGTATTATCTTATCTTTCATATTTACTTTTGTTGGGGTACAGATCTCGCATTATTGGTTCAGTGAATGATTTATCGGAAGTGGAGAAAAAATCACAAGGAAGCGGCATTTCGTACGGTAGTCTTAACTTATTGTCATTACATTCCAGCGGCTCATTTAGTGCACTACCTATCAGATCTTGACAATAAACAGATTTGATACAGTATCCATAGGGCTTGCTCCAGTCCAATTTACCAACCGTATTTCGGTATTCGTTTTTATGGAGAAGTATTGGGCAGTGAATGTCGAAATATGTAATGTCTCCGATTGCGCCCCACGTATTAAACATTGTGGTTTCAAAATACTTTCCTGAGGTTGGATAGTTGTTCGTGTACAGGTACGGCCATTCCGAAGCGTCGCTCTTTGCCATCAAATAATGATCATCATTCATAAACAGAAATGGATTACTGACACGCTCGTCATTGCACGCAGCCAAGGTCTTCTCGTAGATATTCTTCTCCTTAAACCGCCAGTCGGGGTTATCCTGGTAAGGAATATGGATTACGTTCACAATCCATTCTGGAAGGTCACCTATGATGAAGATGTCGCCCACTCCCTGTAGGTAGTTTTCAATACTGCGCAGGCAATAAAGGAGTTCTTTAGTGTGGTTAGTAATGCGGTATGGTATGACAATGGAGGTCATGCCAACCGGTATTCCCTTTTGAGTTTCTTATATGCCCTTCGGGTTGCTTTAACCGATTGACCGACTGTCAATCCCTCAGCCTGGCGCCTTAATCGTTTTGCTACTTTTCCTCTCATATACATAGAAAAACGACGTTCAGGGGTAAGCCGTAAACGCCGTTTCTTTTGATGACCAAAGCCACCATACTCAGCTTACCCTTGTGTATGATGGTAAGCCAAATCTATGTATTTAAACTATTTGAACAAATTATATTTTCAGAAACAATTGAAAGTTTAATACCAAACAAAGGTCAAGAGAAATGGTAAAATGTTAATAATTACTCGTTTATGTGACAGTCATATCCCTGGGCTCGAATTTTATTGATATCCTTTTCGGTCTTTCCGCAAAGGTTATCGTTCATGTCGTTGCCGTTCTGGTCGGTGCAAATCCAGCAATGAGTGTTCTTTTTACATGAGTGCACCGATAAAAGCAGAAGGAAAGCAAATAACATAGTAGCAATCTTTTTCATAACTGGTGTTTAATAGTTAGTCGTATAACGCCGGAAAAGTTACGAAATTGCGCGGTTATTTTTAACGGTTAGTTGGTATTGTGTATCAAGTAGTTAGTTAGACCCTGCCAGTGCGCAGAGCATGGGTCCGGCAACCATACCGGATTCCGTCCATATGGTGGTTGAATTCGTCTATTGGAGTATTGGTTACAATGCCTTCAATCTCCAAAAATTTATACTTACCGAGCTCCATCTGAATATCAAGGCTTCTTTTCGTATATCCTACCCTTTTATTCCGCATAAACAGGATGCCACTAATAACGCTTCCCGGGCCTTTGGCGGCCGGATAAGCAGCAATTCCCGCCAGCCTTAATTCTCGTATATCATCTGGTGAATGGTCACAATAACAAGGCTGGCCGGTTTTATATCCGTTATCCCAAAAAAGCCGGGCGACCTCGGATGCCGGCAGGCCACGAGAGTAACACAACTGATCTGCCACATAATCGAGCTCTATGTATGGCGGCTCGAATGCGATGCGGCCTGCAGCTACTGGATCAGCCGATTCTTTTTCTGAGAATCCCCAGTCAACATACCAGACCACGCCATCGCTCCATTTCCAATCATCTACCATGGTCCAATTCGTGTAGATGGTACCTTTGAGCTTACCGGTAAGCCCCCGACCGTAAACTTTCTTTAGCTCAGGATCTTGAATGCGTTCTATCCGATCGTGCTGTTCTTGTGTCAGGTAGGGATTATGTTCGTGCCAGGACCGGAGAACCTTCGTTGAGGGGAACTCCACAGTATCGGCCAACACCCTCAAATGAGCCCAGAACTCAGTCGTAGGATTGTAGCACATAAAAGTCCGAACGGAGGTGCGTAGATCGGCCTGGTAAAAAACAGAGAAAGGAACCCTGGTAGCCTCGACTATATATAGGATGTGGCGCTTACCGCCCTTGGCCGCCTCTTCATCTTCAAAAGATTTAAATTCAATAATGCTGCCTGTAATGAAGGTGAATATTCTGTCCGTCAAGTTGTAATCTGAGACGAAACGCTTGACCTCGGGTATCTGGGCTACTTTCCGGGCAATGCGGAGAGCATCTTCTTTTAGCTTTGGAATAGTATCGCTAATTACAGTAATGATGTAGTCCCGTCGGATAATGGCTATCGTGAATAGAACCCTTATGATAGCCTCAGTTTTCCCACTGGACGTTCCGCCCTGGTTGATAACTATCTTTTCCTGAGCGAATAGATTGGCCCAATAAAGCGGACTCTTTTCTTCCGCGAATAAGTGTACCTCAGTCGCCATCTGTATTGCTTGGAAGATCTATCTGAAGGCCCTGAGGCGCATTGAGCACTACTGGGGGAATAAGCGGCTGACCATCTTTGCCGGTAATTTCTGTTTTATCAACCATACCGAGATCCCTTGCCATTAGGTTCGCATTAAAAGCCCCCACGGCTGCACCAGTAAACTTCTGAGTCTTAATGGTTAATTCAATTTCCTCAATGACCGATAAAAAGTCTTCACCGAGATTGACATTACTGCGAAAGTTTCTCCAGAAAGACTCGCTGGCGCCTATATATAAACAGAATCCAGAAAGTGTGTAAGGAATAGCCGTTGGTATCTTAACCAGCTTGCCGGCATTGTCACCGCTTTTTATGGCTTCCACCTTGTACCAAGGGTGACCATCGCAATAGTTGAAATATTCGTGGGATGCTTCCCGCAGGAGTTCAGCCAAAGCAAAAAGTTTATCGCGCCCGTGCGTGGATCGATTCTTCCAAAACTGATTATTCTTTGGCGCTGCCATGTTTCACATCTTTCAATTAATTCTGAAAGTTAGGATACTTTCTCCACTTTCTCCCGGCAAAATTTCCATTCCGCCTTACCAGTGCTGAAGTTGTAGACCGACATTGTTCCCGTAGAAAAAGTGGTATTCATTGGCCGGGGAGTGATAACCTGGTGCAATATCCCTCCCTTTGCCCGGAACCGCTCGCAGGGTTCAAGGGTACCGAGCATAATCTGGTTATCGGATTTCATTTTAACGTGTTTTATATTTTCTTCTCAAACTCCGGTGCACATAATTCACCGAGGTATTGAGCTCGGCGGCTATGTCCTTGCATTTCAGACCGGATGCCGCCAGGGATTGCGCTCTTTGGTACTGCGTGTCGATTGATACGGAGATAATGCCATCCCGGACATGGAATTTGGTTCTTAGGCGTTTTATG